TTAATTCAGATTGTAATTCTTTAGCTTGCCTAGAAATAGCAAGTAAATCTTTAAATTCTTGACTTGTAAGTGTAGCTTCAATTACTAAATTTTGGTTTCCAGGACCAAAAACTCTATTTTGTTCTTTTTCTCCAAATTGTCTATTAGCAGCAGGTGCTGAAGCTAACCCCTCAAAAGCATCTTTTACGCGGTTAACTCTATTTTTAGCTATTGTATCTGCTGTAGAAAATAAATCTTCAAAGAAAAATTTAAAATCTTGTTTAATATATTCAAATTGAGTAGTTAATAATCCATCTTTACCAAAAAGAAAATAGCCAATTAAACCAGTAGCCGTTATTGTAGCAGCCGTTGCTAAAAGAGGCAATCCTGCTATTAATCCTGCAATTGTAGCAAATCCTGCAGTAATAACAGAAATTCCCCCTGTTCCTAAAAGAGATACGCCTAATAAACCTATATTAGCATATTCTAATAAAGAAGAATACCAAGAAGAACCTGTTGTTGCTGTTTCTATACCAGAAGCAAAAGAAGCAGTAGAACTTAAAAGTAAACTTAAACCACCTACTCCAAATAAAATATTACGTAATAAACCTCCACGTCTTGCAACAGGAGAAACTGCAGCATTAGCTGAAATTGTTGCAGCTTTAGCCGCTTTTCCAGCAGTTTCGGTAGCAACAGCTATTACAGCTTCTGGAGGTCCTCCAAAAAATATTTTGGAAGCAGCAGAAGTACGAGTGTTACCAAAACTTCTAGATAAATTAAAATTTAATTTAATTTTTTTAAAAATTTCTTTTGTATTATTTAATAATTTTGAAGGACCAAATTTTCCAAATAGTAAGTTAGATATTAAACCGCCTAAGCTGGCAATTTTTTCTATACCAATTTTTGTTAAATTTAAAACAGACTTTCTAATATTTTCAATTCTAGAAATTAAAGCACCTCTAGAAATAGCTTCTCCTGTTCCAAATAAAGTTTGTGTTACAATTCCAACATCTTTTGTAGAAATTGTTTGACCTGCAAAAATTTTAAAAGTAGTAAATAAATCTATTATCCTACTTTTAATAGCTTCTATAGAAAAACCTCCAAAAAGAAGTCTAATTAAAACACCACCTGCAGCAAAACCAATTAAACCACCAACTAAACTATTTACAGTTTTAAATAATCCAGATAAACCACTACCAATAAGTGGTATACTTTCTAAAATAGTAGTTACAAATTGAGCGCCTGCTCCTGTAATTGCTTCTAATAAAGCTGCTGTGATAGCAGGAATTTGTGTAACAATATTAGCTACTAATTGACCTGCAATAGCTCCTGCAATTCCAGAAATTTCTCTAAGGCTAGTTCCTAAACTATTAAAAGCTTGTTCAATACCTTCAATAGTTGAACCACCAATTACTGTAGCTAATACTCCTGCTAAAGCAAGAAAAGGATTAACTCCTTTAAATAAAGCAATTAATAAAGGTATTGCTAAAGCTCCACCTTTTACTAAACCTTCTTTAGTAATATTACTCAATAAATTTTGTAATCCACTAAAACCAGAAGTGCCTATGCTTCTACTTACTTTTTGATCAAAATTAAAATCTATTCCTGACAATTTTGAAAATAAAGAATCTACTTTATATGCAAAATTTTCAATAGGTTTTAATGCACCAGTAATTCTTCTTGCATGAAAAATAACACCATCAATAGTATCTGGCCAATAAGAATTTCCTACTACTTGTATATAAATTTCTTCAAAAAGATTTAATACATTTTTTCCAAAATTAAAAATAGGATCAAAAGCATTTTTAATAGTTTTAGCAAAAGTATTAATACCTTTACTTAATTCTTCTATAAAAAAAGAAAAACTACTTTTTTCAGGTTCAATTCCTAATAACTCTTTAATTTGAATTTTAGCTTTTTTTATTGCTTCTGAAATTGCATTAACTTTAATACCAATACTTGGCGCTATTTCATTTAATTTACGACCTTGTTTTAATAAAGAACTTACTAACGTAGAAGAAATACCTAAAGCTTGATCAACTTCATTTACTACTCTACTTAAACCTGTACCAAAGACTTGCAAAGCTTGACCATAAGTAGGAGGTATTTTTGTAAATTCATCATCAATAATACTGCCTTGGTCTTTTAAAGCAGTAACAACTGCTTCTGCGGTTAATTTACCTTCTTCTGCAAACTTTCTAAGTTGACCAATTGTAATTCCTAAACCCCTAGCAATTGCTTGTGCAACTGCTGGTGTTTGTTCCATTACAGAGTTTAATTCTTGACCACGCAAAGCTCCAGCGGCCAAACCTTGCCCTAACTGAACAATAGCAGCATTTGCAGATTCTGCTGAAGAACCAGAAACAGTAATTGCTTTAGCAATATTTTCTGTAACTTGTAAAACAGTGCTTTGTTCAATACCTAAAGTTTTAGTAGCTCTTGCAATTCTAGAATATAAATCTGCTAAACCTTCTTGATTAGAACGAGTAGTTAATGCTACTGCATTAAGTCTTTTAAAAGCTATTTCTTGTTCTTTTAAACTATCTGTTGCAAGAGAAATACGAGCTTCAAGACGACGATAAGAATCAGTCACATTGGTAATAGCACGAGCACTTCCAATTGCAGCAAATGTTGCAGCTGCTCCTACTGCTAAATTTTTAAAGCCACGAATTGCATTAGATGTCTGTTTATTAATATTATTAACAGAGTTACTTAAGTTAGCTAAATCTTTTTGAGCTTGTCTTGAGTTACTTTGGACTTCTATTTGCACTGCCATCGTATTACTCCTAATTGTTTAACATAAAAAGCCCTATGACTAGAACTGCAGAAGTTCACCATCATAGGGCTACTAAAATTAGCGTTTTTGGACAATAACACCTATTGGTATTAATCCATTATTTAATAAAGTGGTTTCTATAAAACGAGCTGGTCTTTGTTTAGAAGAACCTTCATTTAATTTATTTATATAAGGTACTGTATTAATTAGTTTATATTCTGCTTCTCTAATTCCTAATCTTGAATTAGTAAAATGAGGTTTAATGTTATTTATTTCTAAATCCCAAGAATTTTTTGCTTTTCCAGTATCTACAGGAGTAACTTTTGCTAAGTCTTTTAAAGCATTAATTGTTTCTATTTGAACTTTAAAACCAATTTCTTTTTCAAGAGTTTTGGAGACTTTTTTTAATTCTTTATTTATATTTTTAACATTTATTTTTAACATTACTTAATACCTGCATTTGCTAAAACAATTCCAAAACTAGAAGTTTTAAGGGAAGATTGTAATTTTTTACCTTCTTCTCTTTCTAATTCTTCATCTCGTTTTACAGCTTTAATTGTTGGAAATATTTCTTCTGGTTTTTGTTTTATTGTACTCATACCAGACGACATAATATAATAAGTTCTTAAATCTTCTTTCCAACCGGGTGGTCTTCTTGATAAATAATCAAACCAACCAATATATTCTTCGTAAGTCATTTCTTTTATTTGACTAACAGACATTTTTAAATTAAAAGCTAACTCATATTCTTGCAATTCATTATCATTTAATCGTCTGCATCTGTTTTTCCCAAATCAGAAACTCCGGCATAACGCATAACTTCATTAACAACTTGGTTTAATTCGTCTAACGGAAACTCTCGAAGTAATTCTAAATCAATTGGATCTTCGTCTTCCGGTAAAACAACAGCTTCATTTAAAATTACTGCGACCGTCTCTAATGCATTATGACCTTCTTCTTGGTTTTGAGCGCTTTCTCCAATTCGTTCTACAGCCCCTGCTGTTAATTTACGAATTTCTAATTTACTTCCCATGAAATCAACTTTTTTAGTTTGAACTTTACCTACAAATTTTCTCATTTAATATTCCTTAAAATAATCTTATATCTATATATATTACCATTTAACTTTATGTGACCAGTAACGAGCTGATAGTTTAGATGGCTTTGCATCTTGTGCATTATGACGTGCGTAATAACTTCTTTTACGTGCTTTTTGTGCAGCAGATTTTGGATTGGCTCCAGCGCCTTTAACGCCTTGTTGTCCAAAACGAATTAATTTAACTTTATCACCAACTTTAGCTACAACTACGTGTGATTTTCTTGGATGACTAGGAGTTCTTTTAGGTTTATTGTAACCACTGACTCCAGCTTTAGCAAGACGAGGGTCTTTCTTAGATGGCATGTTACTTTCCTTTTTTCCAATTTACACGTTTACTTGATTTTTTCTTTTTAATAGCTGACTTAGCTCCAGAAGCTTTGCACTGTGCCATTGTTGGTCTACAAGCTGGATATTTTCGTTTACTATCTTTTTGAGAAGAACCTCTTCCACAAGGCTTACCTGTTTTACAGTCTACCCAACCTTTACCATTATTTTGGCCAAACCATTTACGTAAGGATGCGCCTTTTTTACTTTTTCTTACTGCCACGAGATTTGTTACCCCAATTTTTAGCACCAACTTTTCGACACTTTGCTAATGCACCAGAAGCATATGCCGATGGCCAAACTGAATAACGGGATTTGACTTTACGAGCACATGCATCATTTACTTTTTTTGACTTTGCGCTTTTTCGTGCCACTCTTTTTTACCTTTTTTAAATCAGCACCAGTAATTTTATTCCTAGGAGGAGCTACTGCTGCTAGCTTTTTTTGTTTTGGGCTATATTTGCTATAAGGCATTTTATTTACCCTTTTTTAAACATCGTCCAGCTGATTTGCATTTAGCTTTACTTTTGCAAGTAGCACAAGTTTTAAACATCTTTTTTGGACGACCTACTTTACTTCCGTATGTTCCCTTTCCCATTGGCATTTTAATTACTCCTGAGTTTCTGCAAATAAATGTTGGTTGTACATTTGAAAATCATCTAACATTTTACGCATTTTATGTAAACAATCTAATGTTTCCATTACTTCTGTTTTCTTTGAGCTATCATCAGTAAAATCTTTCATTCTATCAAAAGTTTTACGAATACTAATGTCAATACTACGTCTCATGTGTCTAGAAGTTGTTTTAAGCACATATGCTTTTGAAAAAGGTGCTAAATTATCTGACATATTTATTCCTACTTAATCTTCTTTAATTTGATTAAACTCTTTTTTAATTTGTTCAAATTCTAAAACTTCTTTTACTGTTTTTTTAATTACAGGTTTAGTTTTATCTTCTACAATTTCATTATGTTTTTTAAGAGTCTTTAAATTAGTAATTGCATATTCTTTGCCTGTTTCAGCACAACGTGCAATTTCTTTGCTTTCAATAATTAATTTCATATTGAAAATCCTTTTAAAAATAAAAAAAAGAGTGACCTGTAATAGATCACTCTTTATTTTTTATTATGGTGTTCCGTAAGTTCCATTAACTTCCGAATAAGGCCCTTCAAAGTCAGATTGGCAAGAAACTGAGAAAGTTGCTTGCATAGAATCTGATAAAGAAGGTGTAATTTCAAATGATTCTACTCGACCATTGAAGTAAATATCATTGTAAAGCAAATCAGAATCTGAGGGAACATCAGTATCTGATTGAACACCGTCTACATCACTTAAACGTACACGCCACGTGACTTGCGTTCCTGCCCTACGAAGAGTGTCAAGAACTGCATGTTCTGCTGGGTTGTAATTAAGTGTGAATTCTAAAGTTGGAGCATCTGATTGACCTCCCACTTGTTGTGATTGTGCTTGTCCGTAAACAGGAACGTTTACAATATTAGCAGGTGTACCTAGTGAAGGGAATTCACGAAGATCGCCTACTAATACAACTGTGTTAGCGCCTGTAAAAAGTGCCTTTGCATTAGCACCACGGGTAGCTGCACTTGCTGATGAAAAATCAGCAGGAGTACCAGTTGAGTATGCAAGTGAAGCAAAACGAACAGCTGTAATGCTATTAATATGAGCCATTTGTTAGTCCTTAGTATTTTTTGAATGAAATAGAGTAATCCGCTCTAAATAGCGAATTGTCGTCTGGATCTACGCCTAAGAAAGATAAAGCACTAGTGCCAGTCTGAGTGCCATTACTTAAAGTTTTAGCTTGGAGAATATTATCTAATTTATCTGCAATTTCCATAATTCTTCTTGATCCAAGTCCTGTTTGCACATAAATTTGTGCAATAGCTTGTCCTTGAACATTTAATTTGCTATAGTTATCAAAAGGTTTTGATGGAACTACTTCAATTTTAACAAATTCATTTGTATAAGCTCCACTGTAATTAGCAGGATATACTGTAATGTTTTCATTAGTCCAACTAGAAGTAGCAAAAACGCCTTCAATATCTTGTATAACTTGTGAATACTTTGACATATT